CGATCGTTAGATCCGTTACCTGTCTTTGTTGAAGGAGTTGTGTATCCTCCACCAGTTGGGTAAACGATAGAAGCTGGATCAACAGCTGTATCTGTGGTGTAGTTTGCACCAGCACCATTTACTACCTTCTGGATTTGAGTTGTCTCGATGAATACTGTGTCGTACAAACGACCGATTTCACCAAGCATGAAGTTTCCTGGAGCTGCGTACTTTGTGACTTCGATGAACTCTGGATTGTCACGGAGCTTACGGCTCTGGTGTGGGTGCACGAATGCAACATATGTCTCACCGAGGCGAGGGATGTTCTTGGTAGCAAGTGTTTCTACTGCATCCTTGACTGTCTTTGGTGTCAAGTTGAATGCACCAGTCATTGAAGCACGTGTTGTGCCCTTTGTACCGTCTGCATACCAGTTGTTAACTGCTGAAAGGTTTGAACGATCTTCACCGTAGATGACTGAAGATGCAGCCATAAGTGTGTCACGAGCCTGGCCATCAAGGTAGAGAGCCATGTTACGTCCAAGAAGACGTGATGCTGATGCCATAACGTCATCGAATGATGCGTTAAGTAGGAGCTCTGATACTGCAATTGCGTATCCGTGCTCAGCAACAGTGATTGAGAACTGTTGTGCTGTCAATGCGTTTGTTGACATACGTACGCCTTCAACCAATGGAGCTGCGAAGCCTAGGTTGTTGTAGCGCATGAAGTTGATCTGGAGACCAGGTGCGACGCCTAGTTCTGTCTTCTTAACAGCGAACTGTTCGAAGCGAAGGATAGGCATTGACTGGAATAGAATTTCCTTAGACCAGATGGTCTGAATTGCTTGTGTAAGCTGGCTGTTAGAACCAGAATACGCTGTAGGTGCTGCGGCTAAATTGCCGGTACCTGTTACGGCTGATGCCATGTCGGTGTTACTCCTTATTCATATATGTTAGGTTGATTTTAAAAGGTAATTGCTTACCCGAATAGTCCCTTGTTTTGATTGTTTGCTCCTGGGAACAAACGATCTCTGTACTTTGCGTATTCAGTAACCGACATTGCGGCAATTTGATCCGCGGTGAACTGTTGTTGTCCCGAGTTGTTTTCCATTGTTGGGGGCAAAGTAGTACTTGTGCCCTTCATGTCACGACGAGCATTCTGCATAGCCTGCTGCGCCGATTCCAGGATCTTAGACGAACGTTCTCTAAGTCCAGTAATACTCTGTTCTATCTCGTCTGCATTATTTCCTGAGATTAGATCTACAAGCTCAGGCATAATATTTTCTTGCTCTTCAGCAATGCGACGATTTCTGTAAGAGGTAAGTTCAGCATACTGACGCTCACGCTCCAGAAGTGCATCTTTACGAGCACCTTCTTGACGAATTTCTTCGAGCTGGGCTGCCCATTCTTGTTCCTTCTTTTCTAGAAGTGAACGAACATCCATTTCAGATTCTGCCTTCTTACGGGCCTCTTCTTCTTTCTCTTTCGCAATACGTGTAGCTTCTGCAAGCTGCGTTTCACGATCTTTCTTAAGTAGATTAATCTCTTCTTTTAGTGAATCAATTTGAGGATAAAGCTTTGACTTCTCTTGTTCACGAACTCGTTGAAGATCTACTTCTGTATATCCTGCCTTTGAATCTGTAACAGGATTTACTACTTCTTGCTGTGCTGGTGACTTTGTGCTTTCAACTTCAGAAGCAAATGCTTCTTGAGCTAACGCACTATCAACAACATTTGATGTTGTTTCTGACATGCTTATTCCTTTAGGTTAAGAGGTCGTTGTCCGATTTAATGCCACGATGACCTGCGGGTTAGTTTGGTATATAGCCTGACAAATTATTAGTGATTTGTCAGCCTAAATCATTGGTTTTCTTCAGAGTTAGGTGTATCAGTTTGTGTATTCGCACTCTGTCTAGGAGTTTGAGTACCGTATGCTTTTACAACCATCTCTTGCTGAAGTTCTGTAATTGTTTCTTCTTCCATTGGACTGATGACACCTGGTTGTCCCGTAGGTCCAGGGCCAGTACCATCTGCAGGAGCTGCTCCTGGAGGAAGAGTTCCATCCGGCATCATACCAGTAAGCGATGTGATTGCTGAATTTATCTGTTGCTTGACAAGAGCAATAGCTCCGTCAGCCTTAGCATCTTCGATGAGCTCTGCACGAATTTCTGCAAGCTTCTCATCTGGGAATTCCTCACCAAGCTGGCGAAGAGCACCTTCACGGCTTTCAAGGTTCATATTCATCTTTTGCTGGATTTCGTTGAGTACGATCAACTTATCTAGTGGAAGTGGAGGAGGCATATGTACGATTGACTCATAAGTTATTGGGTCTGCCAAATTAAGCTGTGTAAGTTGACCTGGTTTGATTGGTCCATTAACTGTTGGGTTGTATGTAAATAGCTCTGGCTCTTTAAATGCAAGAGTCAATAGGACTAGCTCATTGATACGGCGTAAGCCCTCTTGATACTGTACAAGCTTTTGGTGGTAACGGTTCATCAAAGGCTGGTACTGAATAGCAAGTGCAACACCAGAGGTGTTAGAAATAGGCTGTACTTGACCAAGAGCGGTCTCAGGTACGCCAACCATTTCATGCATGGCTGTCTTAACAACCTTTAGATACTCTAGAGCGCCTTGTAGGCCTTGTCCGCCGCCTTCAAGGTTAAAGACCTGGGCTTCCTTAGGAAGACCTGCCCAAACCTTCTTAGGACCCTTTTCAAGGGATGATGCCTTAGCACCTGTAATAACTGTAACAGGGGCAGCATGGTAGTTAACGATGTCTGCGATATCTGTTGCAACTTCGTTGTAGTTGCGGTTAAGGGTAATAACGTCGTGGCAATCAGAAAGTCCCCATGGGGATCCTGAAACACGGACGTTAGGAATGTGAATGACTGGAACTACGCCAATTGGATTAGGACGGCTATCAATGAGCTCGTCGTTAATATATTCTTCGATGCGGTCATCAGTCAAGATTTCAGTGTATGTGTAGACCTGGCGTGTGCCTTCTACTGAGGTACCCCAGAAACGATACTTGAGCTTGAAACGAATCAAGCGTGAACGATCGTGTGGGTGGAACTCTGGAAATGCAAAAGAAGAGTTAAGTGGAAGGATGCGGATACGTCCTGGGTGTGGACGGCCTGTAGAGTCTTCGTAACCCTCTTCGTAGGCTACTTTAACAAAGCAGTCTCCGGATACTCCGCCTTGCTGGCCCATCTCCCAAAGAATACCGTGCTTGTCATTGTCAATTTCCCACACACGCTTTAGGATGTCTGGAACGATTGCTTCAGTCTGCACAGGGCTACGGAATGATACGCCACGGCTAAAAGTAAAGTTAATAATAAAATCTGTAAATGCACGGTAATAATTATATACCATTTGCGATTCGCCAATTTCACGGCGATAAGACCAGTGGTGGCCTAGATACATGGCCCAGTTAAGTGAGTAACGGTTTAGACGTGGACCGTGTACTTCAAATTCTTCATCAGCAAGTTCCACTAAACCTAGTGGAGAAATGGAGATGGTTAGGTCAGATGACGCCGCCCGATAACTGGGAGGTGAAAAATCCATACCACCGCTCATTGATTACATCCTGACTTCATAGTTGCCCCCAACTTAAACGACGAAACCTGATTGTTTCTTCTTCTTTTTTTCTAATGCTTGCTTACGTTTTTCTTTCTCAACTTCTTCTTGCTTAAAATCACGTAACTTTGGATCTACTTGTTTAATAGAATCTACAAAGCCCCCGCCTTGTCTTGCGTACTCATTGCCAAACCATTTAGCAGCTGGAAAGCTTAAACCATTTAGTTTGTGCGAAGGAAACTTTGCTTTAGCTTGCGCTAATAACATGTTGTACAACTTTGGATTATTAGGTTGTGCCATCGTCTCCTCCTATAGAGATCTCCAGCTCCGGAGAAAGGGGTACAGAGCTGGAGACCAGTATAGTCTATCGTATTTTTTAGTCTAGGACTGAAGCTGGGTTCATGCGCTCTTGGCGTGAGCCGTTGCGGATGACTTCTTCGATAACGACTGTAGAGTGATCTCCGAAGTTACCTTGTGCGAATTCGCCTAGGTATGTTGGAGCTTCTACCAATGCAGCTGAACCAACGTGAGCACGCTCA